GGCTGACGCTGCAGCCGTGGCCGACATGGTGTCGCACCTGAGCGACCCGATGTGGCGGCTGTGCAACCTCTACAAGATCATCATCAAGGGCGAGACGGACGACGACGTGCTCGTGGTTCGGTTCGTACCCAACCGCATCCAGCGCCGAATGCTGGCCAGGCTGCACACCCGCAACCTGGCGCTCAAATCGAGACAGGTCGGAACCACGACTCTGTTCTGCCTGCTCTGGCTGGACACGGCGCTGTTCTCGCAGGAGCCGATTCGCTGCGGGATCATTGCGCAGGACCGAGAGGCGTCAGAAAACATCTTCCGCGACAAGGTGAAGTTTGCCTACGACAACCTGCCGGAGGAACTGCGCGAGCGCATGCCGCTTGCCAAGGACAGCGCCAGCGAACTGCTGTTTGAGCACAACGGTGCGAGCGTGCGGGTTGCGACCTCGATGCGCTCGGGAACCATTCATCGTCTGCTGATTAGCGAGTTCGGGAAGATTTGCGCGCAGACGCCCGACAAGGCGCGCGAGGTCGTGACGGGTTCGATCCCGTCCGTGCCCAAGACCGGCATTGTCGTGATCGAGTCCACCGCGGAAGGGCAGGATGGCCCCTTCTACACCATGACCGAGCGGGCCAAAGCGCTGGCCCAGCAGCACGCGCGACTGTCCGAAAAGGATTACCGATTCCACTTCTTCGCTTGGTGGGAAGCGCCCGAGTACGCGATGGACCCAGCCTCTGTGCTGGTGAGCGACGTCGACCATCGCTACTTCAACGAGGTCGAGAACAGAATCGGCCGCAAGGTGTCTGCAGCGCAGCGGGCCTGGTATGTGGCAACGCGCGACTCGGACTTCGGCGGCGAGGCGCCGCTGATGTGGCAGGAGTACCCGAGCACGCCGGAAGAGGCGTTCCAGGCGTCGATCGAGGGTTGCTGGTACTCGACCCAGCTCGCCCTGGCGCGCAAGGAAAACCGCATCTTGGCCCACCTGCCGGTCGAGGCCGTGCCGGTCAACACGTTCTGGGATCTGGGCCGCGGCGACATGACGGCGATATGGTTCCACCAGCGCATCGGGCCGGAGAACCGATTCCTGCGCTACTACGAGAACAGCGGCGAGGAACTGAACCACTACGCGGCCTACTTGCAGAAGACGGGGTATGTGTTCGGGCGCCACTACCTGCCGCACGAGTCCGAGGCCAAGCGCCAGGGCATGACGCCTGACACGAATCGCAGCCAGAAGGAAATGCTCGAAGCCCTGATGCCGGGTCAGCGGTTCGAGGTAGTTCCACGCGTGACCGACATCACCACCGGCATTCAGGCCACGCGCAACGTGTTCTCCAGCTGCTGGTTCGATGAGACGAATTGCATGCAGGGGCTGAAGCGCGTTGGCAGCTACCGCAAGGTCTGGAACAAGTCACAGGGCGCGTGGAGCAATGAGCCGCTGCACAACGCGGACAGCCACGGCTCGGATGCGCTGCGCCAGTTCGGCCAGGAGTCCGACAACGGCAATCGGTTCCCGCATGGGGGAGTGACCTACCCGGGCAGCAGCGGCTGGCGCCGTAGTGGCAAGCGCCGCCGGGTGTCGCCGATGGCTGTGTAAAGTCCGTGCCGTTCATGGCAACATCGCGCTGTCACTCAATGGGCGGCGATGGGCGTATCTATCGATCTGGCACGGGCGCATGCTTCGCACCACTACGGCGAGATCATCGCCGTTTTCACATGGGTCAACGACGAGCGGGCCCTGGTGCTGCTCCCGGCCTACCGCAAGGGCGCGCCGTGGTTCGTGGTGATGGAATCCGCTTCGTTCAAGTACGACAACCCGGTGTACCTGGCGCGCATGTCGGCCAAGGCTGCGGAAGTGCTGGGGATGGAAGAAGCCGCCGGCACCGCGTTCAAGATCGCGAACATCATCATCGAGGGCCTACCCGACCTCATCCGCATGCCCTCGGCACCGGAGCCGCAGATGAGCAAGGCGGCCTACGGCAACATGGAACTGCGCGCTGACGGCGAGACGATCGCCCGTCAGGACATTCACCTGGAGCACGAGGGCGTGACCTATGGCCCAGCTTGACATTCGGGTAGACCATCGCGCGCCAGGCGACGACTACTTCAAGCGGCAAGAGGCGACCATCGAGCAAACCATGGCGCCGACGGTCATTGCGGCGCACCCACTGGATGCGGAGCCCGCGCGCGACGAACTGCGCAAACTGCTCGAATGGTTCTACTTCGAGAAGGACCGCCAGGCCGAAAACCGCATGCAAATGTCGATGGACGGCGACTTCTACGACTCCATTCAGTGGGATCCCGAAGACGCCGCCGACCTTGCTGATCGCGGGCAAATGCCCTTGGTGTTCAACGAAGTGGCGCCGATGGTCGATTGGCTCATCGGCACCGAGCGGCGAACGCGCGTGGATTGGTCGGTGATGCCGCGCACCGAAGACGATGTGGACATGGCCGCGACGAAGACCAAGGTTATGAAGTACGTCTCGGACATCAACCGCAGCCAGTTCGCGCGCTCGCGGGCGTTCGCGGATACCGTGAAGTGCGGCCTGGGCTGGGTGGACGACGGCGTGCGAGACGACCCGACGCAGGACATTCTGTACTCGAAGTACGAGGATTGGCGCAATGTGTTGCACGACTCGTCTGGTTACGAGCTCGACCTGTCCGACGGCCGCTATGTGTTTCGCTGGCGCTGGGTGGACGAGGACATCGCGGTGATGATGTTCCCCGACCGTGCGGCGTGCATCCGCGAGGCGGTCGAGGAAGCCACGAACGTGAGTTCGATCGACGCATTCGAAGAAGAGGGCGCCTGGCACAGCGCGCTGGATCGCGAGAACTCGCGGGCCGGCGGCACAGTGCAGGCCCGCGGCATGGGCATGGGGTCGATTGCCATCGACGCCAAGCGCCGCCGCGTGCGGCTGATCGAATGCCAGTACCGGAAACCGACTCCGAGCAAGGTCATCATGGATGGCCCACTGCAGGGCACTGTGTTCGACCAGCGCGACTCAGCGATGGGCCAGGTCGTGGGGCGCACCAGCAGCCAGATCATCGACAAAGTGCTGATGCGCCAGCACGTCGCGGTGTTCACCGAAACCCACATGCTCTCGATGGGGCCGAGCATCTACCGGCACAACAAACCCAGTCTGACGCCGATGTGGTGCTACCGGCGCGGGCGCGATCGGCAGCCCTACGGCGCGATCAGGCGGGTGCGGGACGTGCAGCAAGACCTGAACAAGCGCGCGAGCAAGGCGCTGTTCATCCTCAACACGAACCAGATCATCGCGGACTCGAACGCGACCGATGACTGGGAGTTGATGCGCGAAGAAGCAGGCCGGTCAGACGGCATCATCATCAAGAAGCCGAACACCGAAGTGACGATCCACCGCGACACTGACGCGGCCACCGGCCAATTGCAGATGATGACGATGGACGCGCAGAGCATCCAGAAGTCGGGGGGTGTGACCCAAGAAAACCTCGGACGGCCGACGAATGCCGTGTCAGGCCGGGCCATCGAAGCGCGGCAATTGCAGGGCTCGGTGGTCACGACCGAACCCTACGACAACCTGCGGTATGCGACCCAGGTCCAGGGCGAAAAGCAATTGAGCCTCACCGAACAGTTCTACACCCGCGAGAAAGTGATCCGACTGACCGGGACCAAGGGCGCGCTGGAGTGGGTGCACATCAACGTGCCAGAGGTCCAGCCGGACGGCTCGGTGCGGTTCATCAACGACATGACCGCGAGCATGGCCGATTTCGTGGTTTCCGAGCAGGACTACGCGGGCACGCTGCGCCACGTCATGTTCGAAGGCCTGAACAAGTTGGCCGAGCGCCTCCCGCCGGACCTCGCGCTGCGCATACTGACGATCGCGATAGACTTTTCAGACCTTCCGAACAAGGACGAAATTGCCGACGAGATCCGCATGATGACCGGCGCGCGCGACCCGAACAAGAAACTGACGCCAGAAGAGCAGAAGCAGGAGAAGGAGCAACGCCAGCGCCAGGCCGAGGCATTGGAAATGCAGCGCCAGAGTGCCATCAACGCATTGCAGGAACAGCAGGCCAAGACTCGCGAACTCAACGCCAGGGCCAGCAAGTTCGAAGCCGAGGCCGCTGCGGCCGGGGGCGTTGCCGGCGCCGACGCGCAGAACAGCGTGATGCAGGTGCGCCAGCAGGCGATGCAGGAAATCGACCGGGTAAGCGAGGAACTGCGCAAGGCCCAGGCCGAAATTTCGAACCGGACCGTGCAGATCAACAAGGATGCGGACACGAAGATCGAGCAAGCGCGCATCGACGCGGACGCGAAGATTCAGGTCGCTGAAATCGTGGCGCGTAGCGACGAGCGGCTTGCCGCCATGCAGCGCCGTCTCGATGCCGCGATCGCGGCGATGGAGGCCAGGACCGAAGCCAAGACCGCCGTCGACACGGCCAAGATCGCGACGGCCAAGGCCGAGTAGCCCCACCAACCCCACATTTGAAGGAACCACCATGGCCAGGATCAGCACCACTCAGGCATCTCAAGACGATTGGAAAACAGAGTCCGACCTGCGCACTCTGACCGAGGCCGAAGCGATCGAGCGCGATCCGAAGCGCCTGGCGAAGGCGCAGGCGCTGGCGAAGAAGAAGCTGCTCGAGTTGGCGGCGATTGCCGCTGAAGGGCCGAACGACGAAAAGGCCAAGTCCTGATCCCAACCCACGACCACGACCACAAGGAGCAACACCATGCCACCGCTGACCGACGAACAACTGTCCACTCTCACGCCAGAAGAGCAATCGGCGATCCGCGACGCCGAGAAGGAGGACGGGCTGGATGTGGACGCGCTGCGCAAGATTGCCGGCCCGGACGACACGTCGAGCAAGGACGATGACGACGATGCCCCAACGGCAGCTGCTGCAGCTGCCGGCGGCGCGCCACCAATCGAGGGCCAGGGCGCAGGGCCTGGCGCTGCGGCTGCTGCACCTGCACCACCTGCACCGCCTGCACCTGGCGCTGCCGCTGATGCCGCCGCCGACGCAACCCCCGCACCCGCCACGGTGCAGGCGCGCCGCTACGAGGCCAAGTTGCCGGACAACTACGACGCCACGGTCCAAGACCTCGCCACGCGCGAGTCCGAACTGCGCGCCAAGTTCAAGGCCGGCGAGATCGAGTTCGACGACTTCGAGGAACAGCGCGGGGCGATCCTGACCGAGCGCGAGGGCCTGCTGGTGGCGCGCACCAAAGCGGAAGTGTCCCAGGAATTCAACGCCCAGGGCGCCGCGCAGGAGTGGGCCGCCGAGGTCGACAAGCTCATGACCAAGGCGGCCACGCCAGAGGGCGGCGGCGTCGACTACCGCAAGGATGCCGAGAAGGCCTCCGACCTCGACACCTTCGTCAAGGCGCTGGCGGCAAAGCCGGAGAACAACGACAAGACGATGGACTGGTTCCTGAACGAGGGCCATCGACGGGTGCAGGCCCTGCACGGCCTCACCAGGCCCGAACCGCCGCCCGTCAAGGACGACAAGGCCGCGATCGCCGCCGCGGTGGCTGCGCGCGCGCCTGCGCTTGTGAACGCGCCCAAGACCCTGGCGCAAGTGCCTGGCAGCGACGGGCCGGGCGACATCGCCGGGGAGTTCGCGGAAATGGACCGCTTGAGCGGCCTCGAACTCGAGGACACGATCCGGCGCATGACGCCGGCGCAGCGCGAGCGCTACCTGGCGGCGTGACCGTGCCTTCCACGACCACCAAGGAGGCGATCTTCGAGCTGCGGGTCGGAGAGTCGCTATCCTTGGCCGGCATCGTCGTGGTCGAAATCCTGGACAAGAGCGGACGGACGGCGCGCTTGCGCGTCACGGCGCCGCGAACGGTGGTGATTGAAAAAAGTTGGGCAGGGCGCGGCGAAAGCCGTGCCACCCATGCGAATCTCGGGTCTGCGTAAAATCTGATTTCGTAACCGGGCGCGCAGCAGTGCTCCCTTTGAGGTCAACCTCTTAGGAGCATTGCAATGGCACAGACGATCATTGGCGTCAACGACCCCAAGGCGGTAAAGAAGTGGGCTGGGATGCTGGCCTACGACACCAGCCAGAAGTCCTACTTCAACCAGCGCTTCATGGCGCGCGGCGCGGAGGCAGAGGTTCCGATCCAGATCCTGACCGATCTGGAAACCGATGCCGGCGAGCAAATCTTCTACGACCTGCTGGCCGAACTCAAGATGGCGCCCGTCGAGGGCGACGACGTTCTTGAGAACAAGGAAGAAGGGCAGAAGTTCTACACCGACTCGATCTACATCGATCAGGCTCGGTGCGGTGTGAACACCGGCGGGCGCATGACCCGCAAGCGCACCCTGCACAACCTGCGCGAGAAGGCCAAGCGCCAGCAAAGCAACTGGTGGGGCCGGCTGATGGACGAGTTGCTGATGATCTACCTGGCGGGCGCGCGCGGCATCAACACGAACTTCCTGCTGCCCATCGGCTACACGGGGCGCGCCAACAACGCGCTGGTGGCGCCGGATGTGAACCACATCATGTACGGTGGCAACGCGACGGCGTTCAACAACATCACGAACGAGGCGGCCGGCACTGCCGGGTCTGATACGTTCGACCTGCGCCTGGTTGATCGCGCCAAGACGCGCGCCGATTCGCAGGGCGGAGGCGCCACGGACATCCCCGTGCTCCAGCCGTGCAAGATCGACGGCAACGAGACCTTCGTGTGCGTGATGCACACCTTCCAAGAGGACGACCTGCGCTCCAACACCAACACGGGCCAGTGGCTGGACATCCAGAAGGCTGCCGCAGCCGCTGAGGGCCGGTCCAACCCCTTGTTCAAGGGCTCGCTTGGCATGTATCGGGGCTGCATTCTGCACTCGCACCGCAACGTCATCCGCTTCAACACGGCTGGCTCGGGCGTCAACCTGGAAGCGGCGCGCGCCCTGTTCATGGGCTCGCAGGCGGCGGTGATGGCCTTCGGCTCACCCGGCACGAACATGCGTTTCGACTGGTACGAGGAAACGCGCGACAACGGCAACAAGGTCGTCATCAGCACGTCGGCGATCTTCGGCATCAAGAAGACCACCTTCACGACGCCCAACGGTGCGAACGACCTCGGGCTGTTCTCGCTCGACACGTACTGCGCGTCGCGCTGAGCAACCACCAACGGAACAGGAGAACTTCAAATGTCCTTCACGAACAGCAACGACTACATCACCGGCCGCAAGCCGGTGCCCACGGCAGCAGGGGGCGAAACCCTCGTGGTGCGCTTCACCCTGGCCGTGGCGACAGCCGACCTGGCGCTGAACACGATCGGTCAGGTCGGCATTCTGCCGGCGGGGCATGTGCCGGTCGAAGTCCGAATCGACTCAACTGACATCGACAGCAGCACAGCCGCCGCAGTTATCGCGGTTGGCATCTGGGACGGCTCAGGCGCGAGTTTGTCGACCGACGCGATAGATGGCGGCGGCCTCTGGGGCGATACGGGCGGTGTGCTCACGATCGCCTTCGACAAAGCCATCACCCGGCTGCTGAACAACATGGCCACGGTGGGACCGTCCAGTGTCGATCGGAAACTGGGCCTGAAGGTCACGACCGCGCCAACGACTGCCGTGGCCGGAACCATCGGCGTCACGTTGACCTACCGGCCGGCTTGAACTCGGCCACTGATTGTCTCCTCGGTCGGCGCGCTGCAATCGCGC